TTATTGCCTTAGATATCATCAACTAATCTAAATAACTTAGAGGCTCCTGCTCACTTGCGTGTCAGGGACATCGTTATCTAGAAACTTGTCATCGTACTCAGATGATTGCCATCTATTATCTGGGTCATTGCAACTACATAACTCATTGCCACAATCATCACAACAATAGCCCCCTAATTCCTCACATGAGAATACTAAAGTCACATTAAGAATAGAACCATTACATTTCTTGCACAAAGAATCATGCATATCAACAGCCACCCAATCGTGGCTGCCAAGATTCTTACGTGCAGTATCAATGTCAACGTTGAGTCTACTCATTCGGTTGTACCAAACTCGTATATACAATCAGCACACATACCTTGATACTCTTTTTTGTGCTTCTTGCAATAATGTCTACTCATTGTTGTCCTTACAATTAGAATCATGACCAATAGTAAAGTTACAACCACATACCCAATGATGACAATTACATTTATCTGTCATGGTTTTCTACTTTGATACAACATACCAAGTAGGAAAGAACTAACAGTAAACAATATTCCTATTGCCAACCAGTCACCCCAATACATTAGTCCTCCTCTTGTTCTTTAGGCTTAGGATAATTCCAACTTCTATCATCCTCAAACTCAATAACTTCTACTTTACCTTGAGCAGACATTTGTTTTAACATTTGTCTTAACTTTTGATTTTCTTTCCATAACAGGTGCGTATGTTGAGTTTTCTTTGTTGGTTGCAACCCATGTTCATCCAATAAATTATGATATACTTCTTGATACTCGCCCATATATCTTGCTTTAATTGTATGTAGTGCTTTTGTTGCTAAATCACTACGCAATTTGGCAAGTTTTTGTGCTTCAGTATAAACTTTAGTCATCTACCCTTATACCTTTCCAATAAAACAGCACGCAAATCAGTCCACATGTCTTCATCCAAACCACGAATGGTATCAATAGAAGACACAATCAAATGAGAAGCATCCTCTTTACCCCACTTGAACTCACCATCCCAATCAGCCCTAGGCTGAATGTTATCAATGACATTACAAATAAAATAAAAAGAAATATTCTTCAACTCATGAGGCAACAACCTGAAACTAATTGTCTCAGTCTTACTCATACTAATACCTCCGAAATAATTTTGCCATCATCACCAATAGTACGAAGCATCCTTGGTGGTTCCTCACCACACGGATAAAAAGAAGCCTTATGTGTAGACTTACAGTCACATTCCACACATCTGATATCACCATCATCAGCAGCAAAACGGTGCGTAAAATAATTCAACATAGCCTGAGCCTGCTGCTCAGGTGTATCCATAGGAAATGGTTTAGGCACATTGATAGTGTGAGTCATCGTGCCGCATCCATCTCAGCCTGACCAATCTCACGCCACTCTTCCTGCTTGATGGCTGCAATGTTATCCAACCTGCCATCAATCAACCGAAGCACACGACGCAACTCCAAATCAGCCAACCCTAAACAACCATCAATATCATTAGGACCATAATCAGCATCCAAATCCTCATCAATAACAGGAATACCATCAAACAATTCCAAAATATTTAAAACCTTATGGCGAGCCTTACTAAGGTCAAGCCATTCCTTATCCAGCGTCATACTAACCTCCACTTGTCGTTGTCTAATATAACAGGTTATTGCACCTAAATAAAAAAAATACTTAGGCAGGCAGAGCACGAAGCCCTGCCTGCCAAGGTAACACTAACAATTAGGACAAAAACCTAAACGAGTGTTATAAAACAGATTACACTTAGAACAAGGAGCCTGATACTTATAAAATTTATAAGCATCAAGTTCAGCCAAGTCCTCAGACATATCCAACAGTTGAAACTTCCTATCTGCTGGACTATAACCTGCATACCTATCATCATCCTGAATAGTGGAACGACCAACCATCTCAGCATCTACAGGCTCAGGCTCATAGATACTCTTAACCACCTGGTCTTCCCAACAATCATCACATTTGTCCCACTCGAAGCAGAACTCCGAGTGGGCAATGTCCTCAACGAGGTCAAGAAACATAACTATTCAAGACCTACAACAGGAGCAACATCAGCAGTAACCAATTGAGAATAATTAATCCAATCATTACCAACCTTGAAACTATTATCAAAGTAACTAATGTTAATCAAATCAACAACATGGTTACCTTGAGAATCAAGTTCAAACCAACCTGATTCAATATAGTGGGTAAATTTAGCAACCATTTCTTGGTCACTTGTCTGTAACCTCTTGTACTTAGTCACCAACTGTGGGCGACCAACTTTATCCCAACGTTGAATCCAAGTTGGAACACTAAGAACCAACTTATTAGTACCCTTAGTAGTCTTATCGAAGGATACTTGTGCTTTACCATCAGGAATTGAAGGTATTCTATCTGTACTCATGCTATTACTTCCTTTTCTCTACTGAATCGGTAGTGATTCGTAGTCGAGCACTACCGAGTATCCACTAAACCATTTAGTAGACAGAAGATTTAGAAGATAAACAAACTCAACTAAACCTACAAGCCAACCCACTACCATGTGGCTGCCGCATGTCAAGCAATGCAGAGAAGTCGCGTGCCCCTTTTAGAGCGTAGCGAGGGGCACGCCTGAACAAGTTGATTGACATGTTCATTTACGGCAGCCATATGGTAGGCTCTTGCGGCAATGCCGACGAAGACACAAAGTACAATGTCCCCCTGTAACAAACAAGGCAGACTGTAGTCCGTCTGGGGACTTGTTAGACGGTACAGGAACCCAGGGTTATTAAACTACAAGTCAGAGTACAGTATGTATCACCTACATTATTTTTTTGTTACAGGTACATTTGCCTATTGGTTTGTAACAGTTTGGTAACGATTTGGCTGTTTTTATAACAATTTGGTGTAAAGTTGTCCGCTTTTGTATTTTGGACGGATTAGTATATAGTGAGGGGCATATTTTAATGCCCCTCCAGTATACTGTTTAAAACCCCTTTAGGGGGTTTTATTGTAACTGTTTAACTGTTACAGATACCCAGTATTAGGTTGTTACGTTGGGGGATGTTTAAGGGGTTTCTTGATGGCTAAGTTTCAGGCTAAGTCTGCTAATGTGAAGGCTATTGAGACTGCTGATGCTAAGCGTTTGGTGCTGGAATATGTGGGTTCTGGTATTGGGGTTAATCAGGCTATGTCGATGGTTAATCGGCAGGCTGGTACTTTGAGGCAGTGGTTGAATCGTGACCCTGTGTTTGCTCGTAATCTTGAGGATGCTAGGCAGCAGGGTGCTAGTAGGGAACTTGATGGGGATAAGTATGATATTGAGTTTGCTGAGTTTTCTAAAAAATTTTTAAACAGTTCTATATTCCCCCATCAACAGAATTGGATTGATGTGTTGGAGGGACGCGACCCTTCTTGGTTGCATCCGAGCATGGTTTATGAGCCTGCTGACCCTACTAGGTTGTTGATTAATGTGCCACCTGAGCATGCTAAGTCAACCACTATTACTGTGAATTATTCTACTTTTAAAGTTTGTATGGACCCTGACAATACTAGGATTATTGTTATTTCTAAAACCCTGACTAAGGCTCAGGAGTTTGTGTATTCTATTAAGCAACGTTTAACTCATCCTATGTGGGCTAAGTTGCAGGCAACCTATGCCCCTCCTGGTGGGTGGCGTGAGGATGCTGATTCTTGGAAAGCCAACGCTATTACCTTGTCTCGTACTTCTACTGAGAAGGACCCTACGATTCAGGCTTTGGGTATTGGTGGTCAAGTGTATGGTGCTCGTGCTAACTTGATTATTTTGGATGATTGTGTGACTGGTGCTAATGCCCATGAGTGGGAGAAGCAACTGGAATGGATTCAGAAGGAAGTTGTTACTCGTCTTGATGACGAAGGTATTTTGTTAATTGTGGGTACTAGGTTTGCTGCCACAGATTTGTATAGGGAGATTCGTAACCCTAAACATTGGTCTAATGGTAAGTCACCTTTCACTTATTTTTCAATGCCAGCAGTTTTAGAAACCGCGGAGAACCCAAAGGATTGGGTTACTTTGTGGGCTAAGACTGACCAGAAGTCAGGTACTAAAAAGGAACCTGATGCTGATGGTTTGTATTCTAAGTGGGACGGTCCTGCCCTGTATCGTCGTCGTGGTGAAGTAACTCCGACTACATGGGCTTTGGTTTACCAGCAACAAGATGTTCAGGAAGATTCTATTTTCCGTCCTGTTCTTGTTCAGGGTTCTGTTAATGGTGCACGTAAGGCTGGTCCTTTAAGGTTTGGTGCTGTTGGGCATCCACCTAAATCTGATTTTTATACCATTATGGGTATTGACCCAGCAATGTCTGGTAAGACTGCTGCTGTGATGATGGCTTTTGATAGAAGAACACAAGTGCGTCACATACTTGATGTTTACAATATGGAAGACCCTAATCCTCAAAAGATTCGTGCTTTGATGGAAGATTGGGTTAACAAGTATTCTCCTAACGAGTTACGTGTTGAAATTAACGCACATCAGAAAGCGTATGCTTTGGATGAAGAGTTAAACCAATGGCTTGCTTCTAGAGGTATCCAGTTCCGTTCTCATTTCACTGGTAAAAATAAATGGGATATTGATTTTGGTGTGGCTTCTATGGCTGCACTTTTTGGCACTGAACGTGATGGCAAGTATCAGGATGATGCTTTAATTGAACTTCCTTCTTCTGAAGGAAATGAGCATGTTAAGTCTTTAATTAATCAACTTATTACATGGGCACCTGGTGTTAAGAAAACACAGGCTACTGATTGTGTGATGGCTTTATGGTTTTGTGAGATTAGAGTTAAAGAATTAATTCAGCAAATGGGGTTTGCACAATCTCATAACTACAACAAATATGCAACTAGGGCTGGTATCCGCCAGCGTGGTGTTGTTAACTTA